CAAGAATATACTGCTAATGAAGAAGCTATTGCTAATGCAATTCGTTCTGGTAACTTTGTTTATGATATAAGCGGAGCTGCTAGACAATAGATATAGGTTGACAAAACCTATTTTTTGTATATATATGTTACATATATACTACACTCGTAGTAGGCCGAATGTTGTCAAATACGTTTGACATTTTCCCACCCTACATTTTATCAAACGAAATTCAACTCAGGCTACCTGATGTTATGGCCTCTAGGCATAGACACCCATAAAATGCATCAGCCCTTACGATGTCGAGTTATCGTTTGTTGGCCCTTATTATTATTATAGGAGATACAAAATGGCCTTTAAAGTAGCGTCAGGTTATCAAAACCTACCTAATGGTAATTTCTCTCCAGTCATTTACAGTCAGAAGGTTCAGCAAGCATTTCGTAAGAGTTCTGTTTCTGAGTCAATTACTAATAATGACTACTTTGGAGAAATTGCAAACTTTGGTGACACAGTTCGTATCATCAAAGAGCCTGAAATAACAGTTAAAGAATACGCTAGAGGTACTCAAATCGTTCCACAAGATTTAGACGATGAGGATTTCAGCTTAGTTGTTGACCAGGCAAATTACTTTGCTTTTAAAGTAGATGACATTGAAGAAGCTCATTCTCATGTTAACTTTGAAAGCATGGCATCAGATCGTGCAGGCTATCGACTCCGTGATCAATATGACCAAGAAGTTTTAGGATATTTATCTGGATATAAACAATCCTCTTTAAGCACAGCAGCAGGAGCAGTAAACGATGTCGTTTCTGGTACTGTAGCTGTTAGCACTGCAGGAACAGATGAACTTCTTTCTTCCATGAAGCTGATTAAAAGTAGTTTTGGAAACATTACTACAGGTTCAGCAGGGGATCATTCAATCCCACTAGCAATTAGGCTACCAGGTGCAACATCAGTTGCAACTGCTACAGCCACACCTTTACAGGTTGTTGCTAGAATGGCTAGACTTCTTGATCAACAACAAGTTGATAAAGACGGAAGATGGCTCGTAGTAGATCCAGTGTTCATTGAATTACTTGCAGACGAAGACTCAAGATTACTTAACAATGATTACCGAAATAAAGGTGATCTAGAAAGTGGTTTAGCAGTCGGACAACTACATGGTTTCGATGTATATGTTTCAAGCAACCTACCTTCAGTTGGAACTGGTCCTGCAACCTCTGGTTCAGCAAACCAAAATTCTAACTATGGTGCGATTGTTGGTGGACATAGTTCAGCAGTTGCTACTGCTTCTCAGATCAATAAAGTAGAATCTTACAGAGATCCTGATTCATTCGCTGACATCGTCAGAGGAATGCAGATGTATGGAAGAAAGATACTTAGACCTGAAGGCATTGTGACAGCTAAATATAACGCAGCGTAAAGGAGATTAACTTATGGCAACTTATGACTTAACAGCTAAATCCACTACAGGCGTTAGTGCTGACTCAAACACCAATTTTCCTGCTAGTGTAAACCCAGGTGCTTACGTTCTAGAAAAAGAATTAGATATTGCTAAACTAGTTTCAGATGGAACTTTTTCCAATGTTACTAGTGGTGATGTCTTTCAATTACTAGAAGTTCCTGCTAATACTATTGTAGTAACAGCAGGTGCTAACGTAACTACTGCTTTTACAGGTGGCTCTGCTGCTGCAGATATTGATTTTGCAGGCGGAGATGACATCGTAGACGGTGGTGACTTAACATCCACTGGATACCTTGCAGCAGGTTCTAACGGTCAAGCTAACATCATCAACACAGGAGCAGCAAACACATTTACTGCTCTACAATCAAGTGCAGACACTATTGATGTGACTATTTCTGCAACTGATACTAACTGTGTTAGTGGAGTACTGAGACTTTATGCAGTCTGTCTAGATATTTCTTCCCAACAAACAGGAAGAGATGAAGTAGATAGAGATTTATTAGCATAAATTACTACTTAGGAGTAGGGGAGATAGGTATGTACCGTTTCCCCTACAAATAAAATATGGCATATACTTATTTAGATATAACAAATGAAACATTAAAAAGAATCAATGAGGTTCAATTAACTAGT